CATCCACGTTTTATGAAACAAATAACTAAACTAACTGGCATCACTCCAGTGGACTTTTATGAGGCATGGTATGAAACACATAAACTTTGATAAAGTTATTATAAGTTGGCTGGATATAAACAGTTGCGATTCCGCCTGGAATAGCGAACAGGATCTAAAAGATTTAGTTCCTGCTATGTGTACTACGATAGGTTATCTTTATGAAGAGAATAAAGATTGGGTAAAAACTTTTGCAACATATAGTTTTAATTCAGATAACTTAGACGTAGGAGATTGTTGTGTAATTCCTCGTGGATGTATTTTATCAATTAAAAAACTGGAGAACTAAAATGAATAAAAAAGATAAAGATATTTACCTAATGTTATCGCCTGAAGATCATATTAATCTTTATAATATGAAAGTTGAAACAATAAAACTTTTAGAAGAATCTAAAGATCTTGAAAAAGAATTAGAAGAAAGATTTGGATTTGAATTTTATAATCCTGCTGAAGACTATAACATTAAACTAATTAAACATTAATATGATTAATCAAGAACTACACGTTGAGGATGTAATAGATATGTATAATGAGAAAATTATTATACTTAAAAAAGAAATAGACAGACTAAATGAAGAGGTACAAGTTCTTAACATTGAATTAATGAAAGAAAGATCTAAGAACAATGGCAAGATATAATTATTTTGTAGGTGGATTTGGCGATTACTATTCCGAGTGGCATAGAAATAAATGTAATGATATTGCTTACATAGATATTGATTCAGTTCCTATCTGTATTAACAAACCTTGTTGGAAACCATTAGCAGTTATTGAAACTGTATATGATACTGGTAAGAACTATAAGAAATATACTAATGTTGTAGAAGCCATAGCACAAGGCTTAAATATACCTTGTTTTTTGCTATACTATAAACCTATACCAGATACGGATAGCCTAGAGTTCAAAGTTCAGCGTCTATACCCCATTAAAAGCGATTTAAACCCTATTCTAGAAGAGGAGTGGTATTACGTTATGTTAGATTTACAGATACAGCATGATAAAGTGTGCTTACATAAGAAAAAATGATACCTTTTCCTAATAAAAAGTACCAGATTATATATGCCGATCCACCTTGGAATATAAAGCTAATGTCAAGGAAGGTTAGACCAACACAATTAGACATGCCTTACAAGACAATGAAACTTGAAGATATAACTAACTTACCTATACAATCAATAACAAACCCAGATGAGTGTCATTTATTTATCTGGACTACACATACATTTTTACCAAAGACTTTTGACATAATTGATAAGTGGGGTTTTAAATATAATTGTACTATCACTTGGAATAAAACTTATGGCTTTACTCCATTTAGTTTTATGTGGTCTACAGAATTTTTATTATATGCTCAACTTAAAAACAAATGGGTAAGACAGCCTGGAATTGGTAAGTTTAAAACTTGTTATGAACATAAACCCATTGGTCATAGTGTTAAGCCACAATTATTTAGAGATGTTATAAAAGGTTTTTGTGGTGATAAAACTTCTATTGAATTATTTGCCAGACAAAAGACAGAAGGCTGGGATTGTTGGGGGAATGAAGTTTAATGCCTAAATACAAGCAACATATTAGAGTACCAACTGGTTTATTTGATCATCCTGGCTACAAAGGTTTGGCAGATAACAGAAAGCCTTATGCTTTAGCGATCATTGTAATGCTTTTAAAGTATGTAAATCAAAAAAAAGGCGAGTGCTTTCCTAGATACGCAAAGATCAGAAAGGATTTAGGATGCAGTAAAAAAACCCTAACCAATTACATGCACTTGCTTTCCACTGCTGGACTGATTAAAATTAGGCGGCTATCTTCTACTAATTTATACACAATTAACCCTATTCTACTGGTTAATGAAGTGAACGTAGTACAGGGGGTGGGGAATATGGTACACATCAGTGGCGTACCTAATGCACACATTAATAAAACATATTTAAAAGAACATATTGAAAGAACATCTAATAATAAAATGAATAAAATAGATAGAATAGTTAATAGTAAAGAAATAGATAAACAGACTAAGATAATAGAACTAGCTAGTGTACCACTGCCAGAATTAAAACAATGTATAGATAAACATCCTTACTATGTACAAAAGGCTATTGAGTACCAAGAGCAAGTGGCTCGTGATGCAAGAGCTGTGCCAAAAATTGTAATGCAACAGAAGTTATCGGCTGCGATGCAAACCAATGCCAAGAATAGATCAGCAGCTTACAAAGCAAAGGTAGCTTATAACAAAGCCAATAACATTAAACCATGGGAGATGAAAAAGAATAAATTCTAATGGGTGGAAGACAAAGCCGAAAGATATTTTGTATGGGTAAATCAAAACACAGGGGATATGCAAGTTGTCTCGCTAAAGGTTATCCGACTGGTAAGTTTGATAAGTCTGGAGTAAATATTTATAAATGTAGGTTTCATGGTGGAGGCAATACAGACTACTTCGGTTTCAGAGATAGAGCAGGCAAGGGTGGTTTCAAAAAGTCTGGCTATGATGATGAAAGTAGGATAACAGTTCTACAAAAACTAAAGCAATTTAAAAATGACAGATCAAAAGCAGAGCAATACTATTACAGTACAATCAAACCAAAACTTGTTCAACAATCCTACACTAGCAGATACATTCATAGAGCAGATCTACGCAGGAGTTCAGGTATCAGAGCTATTAAAGCCAAGCAATCATTATCAGATCAGCTTGATGTCATTCTACAGTCAGTTAAGAAAGCCAGAGAATAAAGAATTCAACGAAAGATTTACAGAAGCAAGACAGATCGGAGTTCAAACCCTTGTCGAGAAGCTAATTAATATCTACTCATCAACTGATAAGATACCAGACCCACAAACCATTATGTTTTTGCGTGAAAAAACTAAGTTCCTTCAATGGCTTGGCGAAAAAATAACTACCCTGTATGGTGTTAAGTCTAAGGATTTAATTAATAAGGGAACAGTTAATAACATCACAGTTTCGTGGCTTGATAGTCCAGAATTACAGAAGCGTTATGAAATACTGGACCAAGAAAGTAAAGAGACTAAGAAAATAATAGACCAATAATTATTTTTCTAGTTGTCTTACCTCTTTAAAGTCAAAGTCTTTTAAAGTTTGCATTGTATTAAACTTCACTTCAAGATTATCGTTAAACATTTTTTCTATGTCGTAATCGTTTTCTTGTATGTACTTATCAATTAACTTATTGATTAGCTTTGTCGTCGTAAGTTTTTCATAACGACTACAAGAAATTAATTTCTTCCATACATCAAGACGTAAACTTAACATCTTCCTATTGGTCACTACATCCAAGCCATTTAATATTATTGTTTTTTTCATTGTGATACCTGGTTAAAATGACTTTCAAATTGATCTTCATTTATTTTAAATGTTAAAAGATCACGATCGTTTAACTCATTCTCTATGAGCTGTTGGAATATGATCTCTTTAATACCCTTAGACTTTACAGACAAATACAAATCATATTCGTCTAGTAATTTCTCATCGTTAAATGTTTTAAGGTAGTCTTTTATTTGTTGGATGCTATTCATTATGCAGTCTCCTGTTGTTTATATTCTTCTATTTCTAATGGCTGATACTCGGCTTCGTATTCATCTTCGCCAACTTGTTTAATGATATTATCTTTTAAAAAATTATTGTAAGCATCCTTTTTAGACTTACCATTAACCAAGTATTTACGAACAAGTTCTGGATATTCTGTTATTATATATTGTTTCATTCTTTACCATCCTTGATATATCTATTATAGAAAGCATTAGATCCTAAGTTATAAATTATTTCGTCTTTTAGTTCACTTATAAACTTATTTGCTTTGTCTTTATTTTTTATTTTAAGTATGTCTGTAAGTCTTTCAGCGATGTAGTACATACAAACTCTATTGTCTTGTTTCATTATGCTACCTCCTTTTTTAATTCCCAATTACAATCATCATTATAAAAGTAATTTGGGTAGTTTTGTTTCATAAAATTATGTTCACAATCAAAACAAACATACTCATTTTCTACATTACAAAGTGAACAATTTTCAGTAGGTATTAGTTTAGCGTAAATACTCATTATGCTACCTCCTTTTGTTTAACTTCTTCAACGTCTGTAATTTCACAATCCATTAAATCAATCTCATATTGTTCGCTAAATTGATCTTTAACTTTTTGTATATAATCTTCTTTAGACTGTGCTTCATTATAGTTTAAAGAAAATGTTACTGTTACTGTGCTTGTGTACTGTTTCATATTTACCCTTTCAGTTTGTTAGTAGTTAGTTAGTTTAAAATAATCATCTAGGAACACAAATAAATGTATTAAAGCGTATCCTAAAACAATTATTATAGCTGTCGCAATTAATGCTTTATAATCATCTCTGTTAAACATTAGGCAACCTCCATATCTTCATGATTGTATATTTCGCTAAAGTCTTTTTTATCAGAGCATTCTAAAAACATTTCACAAATATTATGTATTATGTCATGTCTTACTCTCACAGAAGCACCATCGAACCAGTCTAGATAGTGATAATCAATGTACTCAATTTGATTTTCTGTATCTACATATATTCTGAATTCATCAGAGGGACCACCCCACGACATTTGTAAACGCCAATATCCACGTTCTTGATCTTCAAAGGTATCAACCGAAACAAAGTCAAAACCTAAAGCAGATTGATTTACATAATCAAATAGATCGTCATATGATTGTAGATCTTCGTGTTTATCGTGCTTTGATTTATCTTCATCATCAAGATTAAAATAGTCATAAGCCGATTGATAATCATTTACAGTTTTTAAATATTCTTGATTAACAATTTCAGAACATTTTTTTCTAGTCATTATATAACCCTTTCAAAGTTATTGTTTATATTTATACTACAGATTAACCTAATTGGTGTCAATCTAGTATAGATCTTATTTTAAGATCTCATAACCCACTAATAATAATGGGTTATAAGTTGTTAAAATTATTGAAGTAAGTTTAAAGGATCGTATTTTAAAACAGCTTTAATATCCTTTTTAGAAAACTTCCACATTATACGTCTATATATTAAGTTTATTTTTTTAATCATTTAAGCAACTTCCTTTTTTACATATTCGGAAACCCAAATATCAGGATATTCAACCCAACTTTTAATAAGTGTATAACCTTGATTTTCTAATTTGTTTTTTTTAACTTCGGATGGTTTGATTGTTTTAGGATTACACCAATCTGTTTTAACGTATTCAACTCTGTTTTTATATATTGTCATTGTATTAACCTTTCGTTGTTTGTTATAACCACATTGGTAAACTATTAATAATATTATGTAAACTATTATTTTTAATTAAAATATTAAGCTATTGTATTTATTATGTTTTATTTTTAGAGTGTTATTTTATGCGGTTAAAAGAAAAGGGAAGCAGAAAGAAAAGATTATAATAGAAAAGAATATATCCACAGATTAACCAGAGATTGAAAAAAAAGAATTAAACACAAACTTAATACAAACTTAAAGAAAACATTGTAGCAATTAAAACCTTTGAGTGTGTGAGTAAGTGTAAAGATCAATCAATTATATATGTGTGATAAAGTTGCTATTTATCCCTATATCCAAACGTATTTAAAACGTGCGTTATATGTAGCGGATATGTCACACTGTGATATATATACAACAGATTATAGTATTAGTTGTGATAAAGTTTACTCCGATACATAAACGTTATCAGTATAAACTATTCTTATTCTAGGAAGTATTGGAATTTGCAAATCTAAAAAGTCATATACCCAAGAAAGCCACCGCCGATTATATTATATATATACATGGTACTGTAGAACACAGTTAGAGCCACAGCCTGAATCTCACCCACACAAAGATTCAAATTCACATAAGTGCTATCCCAAGAAACAACCCACCACCTTTTCCTTGCCAAGCTACCAATAAGTAATTTAAATAAAACAATGTTTCTTATTGGAGAATATTAACATAACACTAACAAATCTTTTTATTGCTAAGCCTACCTTTTTCTATAAATGTTTTATATGTTTGAAAACGATTATGATGATGAGTATTACAACGCCAATGTTAAAGCAGTTGTATTCATTGAAAAGGATAACTCTATAACAGTCAAGTTTACAGGCTTTGAAAGCAAAGATCATTCTGCTATATTCAGCTCTTGGCTAATGATGTTATTGAATGTTGAGAATGCCATTATAACAGATTCAAGTTCTAAGCGTATTCACTAATGACAAATATTACAGAAACAATTATTAACGCAGGATCAGTACAATACAAAGTTCCATACTACCCAAGAGAAAAGCAAATAGAATTACATTTTAATATTATAAAGTTTCGTTGGTCGGTATTAGTCTGCCATAGAAGGTTTGGCAAAACAGTATGTATGATTAACCATTTAATAATGTCAGCATTAAAATCTACAAATAAGAATCCTAGGTACGCCTATATAGCACCCACATTTAAACAAGCTAAGTCTATTGCTTGGGATTATATGAAACAATACACAGCTTTAATACCAGGAGTTAAATTCAATGAAACAGAACTTCGTTGCGACTTACCAAATGGTGCAAGAATAACATTATTAGGATCAGAGAATTCAGATGGTTTAAGAGGTATCTATTTAGATGGCTGCGTAATTGATGAGTATGCAAACGTACAAGGTAAGTTATTTACAGAAATTATTAGACCAGCATTATCAGATAGAAAAGGATGGTGCGTATTTATTGGTACACCACAAGGAACGAATAATAACTTCTATGAATTATTTCAGCACGCACAAGGCGATAAAGAATGGTTTCATTATAAAGCTAAGGCTTCGCAAACAAACGTAGTTGATAAATCAGAATTAGAAGCTGCTAGAAAAGTAATGGGAGAAAAAAAATTTCAACAAGAATTTGAATGCGATTGGATAGCAAATATAGAAGGTGCTGTTTATGGAGATGTTATAACTAAGATAGAAGATGCTAGGCAGCTAACAAGAGTTCCTTATGATCCATCACTACCAGTTAGTACAGCTTGGGATTTAGGAGTATCAGATCATTCAGCTATTATATTCTTTCAACAAATGGGGAGAGCAATAAACATAATAGATTACTATGAAGAACGTGGTCAAGGATTGCCGCACTATGTTCAAATGCTTAAAAGCAAAGATTACGTTTATAAAGATCATTTTGCTCCACACGATATTGAAGTTACAGACTTTGGTAATGGTAAGACACGAAGGGAAGTCGCATATCAATTAGGTGTTAATTTTAAAGTAGTTCCTAAGATTCCATTTGAAGATGGCATACATGCAACTACAATGGTACTACCTAGATGTTGGATTGATACAGACCATTGCAAAAAACTTATAGATGCGTTAAGACACTACCATAGGAAGTTTATAGATAAGAACAGAATGTTTAGATCTAAGCCTGTACATGATTGGAGTTCACACGCTTGCGATGCTATGCGTTACCTTGCTGTTGGAATCCAAGAAATAAATACTAGACAATCTGCACCACAAAGTGTAGCAGATAATAGTTATAAGATAATTTAAATTTAAAAGGAGAATATTATGTCAGGTATATTTGGATCGCCTAGTTTGCCACCAGTACCACCACCACCAGAAGCACCAGATGTTACCACTGCTGAGTCTGAAAAATTAAGAAAAGAAATGGCTGATAGATTAAAAAAAAGAAGAGGTGCAGAATCAACTATTCTAACTTCTGGATTAACTGATCAAGTTACGACTCAAAAGAAAACTTTGTTAGGAATGTAATATGGGTGGAAGCTCACCAAACACACCAGCTCCGTTGCCTCCAGTAGCACCAGATACAGGTGGAGAAAAAAAATCTTCAGTAACTGCAATGCAAGAAAAAAGACGTAAAGGAGCTTCTCCATTAATAGTTGGTGGATTAGGCTCTGCACAAAATACTTTAGCAACGGCATTTAAAAGTTTACTTGGACAATAAATAAAATGGCACAATCAGATTTAAGCAAAGATCTTTTAAGAAGATTTGGAAAATTAGTTACACAAAGACAAACTTGGGAATCGCATTGGCAAGAGGTTGCTGATTATATGATGCCAAGAAAAGCAGACGTAACTAAACAAAGATCTAAAGGAGACAAGCGTTCAGAATTAATATTTGATTCATCTCCATTACATGCAGTTGAATTATTATCAGCATCACTTCATGGTATGCTTACCAATCCTTCTGTACCTTGGTTTTCATTAAGTTTTAAAAATATAGATATTATAGATAAAGATGCCGCCAATGAATGGTTAGAAAGTGCAACAGAAAAGATGTATGAAGCATTTAATCGTTCAAACTTTCAACAAGAAATTTTTGAGCTTTATCATGATCTAATTACATTTGGTACAGCATCTATGTTTATTGAAGAGGATGCAGAAGACATAGTAAGATTTTCAACAAGACACATTGGCGAAATTTATATTTCAGAAAATAATAAAGGAAGAATAGATACAGTATTTAGAAAATTTAAAATATCTGCACGAGCAGCTATACAACAGTTTGGAGAAAAAAATGTATCTAATGCTTTAAGAGGAATTGCAATTAAAGATCCTTACGAAGAAGTTACAATTCTTCATGTTGTTTATCCAAGAGAAAATTACGATCCTAAAAAGAAAGATGCAAAAAATATGCCATTCGCATCTTGTTATATTGAACTAGATAATAAAAATGAAATATCTCAATCAGGATTTAATGAGTTCCCTTATGTTGTTCCTAGATATTTAAAGGCATCATTTGAAATTTATGGAAGATCACCTGCAATGACTGCATTGCCAGATGTTAAGATGTTAAATGAAATGTGTAAGACAACTATTAAAGCTGCACAAAAACAAGTTGATCCTCCACTATTAGTTCCTGATGATGGATTTATATTGCCTGTAAGAACAGTACCAGGTGGATTAAATTTTTATAGAGCTGGAACTAGAGATAGAATTGAACCATTAAACATTGGTGCAAATAATCCATTAGGTTTAAATATGGAAGAGCAAAGAAGAAATGCTATTAGAGATACATTCTATGTAAATCAATTAATGATGCAGAGTGGTCCACAAATGACTGCAACAGAAGTTATTCAACGTAACGAAGAGAAGATGAGATTACTTGGTCCAGTTCTTGGAAGATTACAATCTGAATTATTAAAACCAATGATAGACAGAGTATTTGCTATTATGTTAAGAAAAAAAATGTTTATGCAACCACCAGATTTTTTAGCTGGTCAAGATATTCAAATTGAATATGTATCGCCACTTGCTAAAGCACAAAGAAATTCTGAATTACAATCTATTACTAGAGCATTACAATTATTTGGTTCGTTATCAAATGTTGCTCCTGTGTTTGATCATATTGATACTGATGCTTTAGTTTCTCACTTAGCTGATTTAGTTGGTGTACCTGCTAAAGTTTTAAATTCACAAGCACAAGTAAATGCTATTAGACAACAAAAACAACAAGCAGCTCAACAACAACAACAAATGCAAATGTTAAATCAAGTATCTAAAGCAGGTGGTCAAATAGCACCTTTAGCAAAAGCTCTACCAGAGGAGGCTCAGGCTTTATTAAGACCAAAACAATAAAACAGAAAGGAAGATAAATGGAAGAACAAATAAATAAATTAAAAGAAGATTATAAAATAGTTTTTGAATCTGATCATGGCAAAATAGTTATGAAAGATTTAGAAAAGAGATGCCACTATAATGCTACCACAAATATAAGAGGTGATAGTCATGAGAGTGCTTATATGGAGGGACAACGCAGCGTTCTTCTATTTATTAAAAACATGCTGCTTAATGATAAACTAAAAGGAAAATAAAATGTCAGAACAAATACAGACAACTGGGGTAACTCAGCCTGTTGCAACTGAACCAACACAAACAACAGCAACAGCGACACAACAAATACTAAGCTCAACACAACAACCAACTGAACCAACTTCTGGTAAGACTTGGAAAGAAGCAATCTCAGAAGAATATAGATCAAATCCAAACATAGAAAAATTTACTGAATTAGATGCGTTAGCAAAAAGCTACATCAATGCAGTATCTATGATTGGAACTGATAAACTTCCTTTGCCTGGAAAATCTGCAACTGATGAACAGTGGAATGAAATATATAATAAATTAGGAAGACCAGAGTCTCCTGATAAATATACTTTAGAACTTAAATCAGACGTAGCTCCAGTTGATGAGAAAGCAATTAAATCTTTTGCACAACACGTTCATAAACTTGGTTTGAATAATAAACAAGCTCAAGGTATATTAGAATTTTATAAAGGTAATTTAGAAAGTTCTGTAAAAGATATGAATGTAAATATGGAAACTGCACAAGCACAAGCAACTAATACTTTAAGAGCAGAATGGGGAAGAGCTTACGATTCTAATTTACAAAAAGCTGCATCTGTTGCTAAAACTTATTTAGAACCAGAACTACTTGATAGTCAATTAAGAGATGGATCTAGATTAGGCGATAATCCAAAAATCATTAAAGCATTTGCTAACATTGCAGATCTTTTATCTGAGGATAAAATTGTCGGTGCAGAAGCTGATAATGTTCTTCAAGGTAAAGATGTTGAAAAAGAAATAGATGAATTAACATCAGATAGACAAGGTGCATATTGGAATAAGAATCATCCAAATCACAACAAAGTAGTAAATCAAGTGCTTGCTTTGCGAGAATTATTAACGCAATAATCTTATTGCAATCAATATAAAAATACTGTATTGCGATTTCTAGGGAGATTTTTAATTAAATCTTCTTAGAAATTGTAAGACAATTCTATTAGAACCTTACTTGCCTGTTGGAAAGACAACCGACTAACAGTCGTTAAATGCAAGATAGC